CGCTCGCGATTGCCGTCACGGCGTTGGCAGGTAGCGCAACCTGTCGCGGCTGCACGTGCAGGGGCGTCGCCGTGCATTCGAGCGACGGCGCGATGTGCCACCCGCACGCGTTGCGCACGGCCTGCGACGCCGCGCTGAGCGCCGATGCCGCGCGGAGGTCGCCCGCGTACTTCCCGCCCGTCATCTCGTTGAAGGCCTCGACGGTCAGCAGGGGCGGGAGCTGCGTTCCGTCGATTTCGTAGCCCCACGCGGTCAGCATGGGCTATTCCGCCTTCTTGGGCGCGGCCTTGCGCGCCTTGTTGGCAGGCTGCTTCGCGGCCTTGTTGGCTGCGGGCTTAGCGGCCTTCTCGACTGGCACGGCGTCTGCGGGAGCATCGGCTTCCTCGAACTGCCAGTTGTAACCGCGCCACTTGTAAATCTTGAGCGCCATTTCGCCCTCCTTCTGTCATGCGGGCGGGACGCGATGCCCGCCCGCTCGCCTTCGGTTCGATTAGCTCGTGGCGATGGTGATGTTGCAGAAGCAGCTCGGGCGCTTGACCGCGAGGATTTCGCGGGCCTCGGCGCGGACCGAGACGAGGTTCTTCTCGAAGTCCACGTCGTTTGAGTTCGTGGAGTCCACGCGCACGCCGTCTGCCTTGCTGACAAGCTCGGCACCACGGTTGAACGCGCCGACCAGCACGTGGTCGGCGGTCACGTCGGCGGACTTGACGAACGTCATCTCGAACAGCTTGCTGTACTCTGAATCGCCGAACGGCGCGCCAGCGTAGAAGTTGTTGTTGGCGTCGAGCGCGGAGCGCAGGCGCAGCCACACGGCGGGGGTGACCACCACGGCGTCAGCCGGGATGTTGGTCGCGTCCTCGATGTCTGCAGCGGCCTTCAGGATTGCCTGGAACAGCGCCACGTCGGTGGCGTTGGCGGCGACGGAGCCGGTGAGCAGGCCGCTCGTGCCGAGCAGCGTGGCGACGGCTGCGGACTGGCGGGCCGCGTTGAGGTCGTCAACGAGGTCCTGGTTGATGGCGTCCACCATGTACGGCGCGTCCTCGAACAGCTCCTCGGTGACCTTGATGAGGCCCGTGATCTTCTGAAGCGTCGCGGTCTTCGGCACGTAGGCGTAGGTCAGCTTGTTCTTGGTAGCGCCTTCTGCGGTGGTGCCTGCGGCCCCCGTCGTGGAGCTGTAGACGTTCCACGAGTAGACGGGCTCGCTGATGGACTTCTTGCCGAACAGGTCGAGCACGGTCAGCGGCGCTGCGACGCGGCGCACGGGCTCGCGGTCGAACTCGGTGGCCACCAGGCCCGTGGAGGGCGTGGGGTCGCCAGCTGCCTTGAACGGGGTGGCGATGATGCGGTTGTCGGCGTTCTCGTGGCCCTTGCGGAACTCAACGAAATGCTCGCCCAGAGACTTTGCCATAATGGCTCCTTCCTCGGATGTGTCGGAGGCGTCGGTGGCCTCCTCGGGATTGCCCAGGGCCTTCAGCAGCTCCTGGGCCTCGTTCGCGACGTCCACCTTGGCCTGAGCGGCCTTGACGCCCTCGATGGCGGCGGACAGCTCGTCCGCGCCCTTCTCGCCGTTCTCCACGGCGTCCTTGACCTCGGCGAGTCCCGCCTTGGCCTCTTCGAGCTGGTCGATGAGTGTCATGACTAGCCCTCCTTTTCGAGTAGTTGACTTGCTTGCTGCAGCAACGCCTGCACCTCGGCTGACTTGGTGGTCGGCTCCTCCGCGTTGGCCGTATCCGGCTCCTCCGCGTTGGCCTTGGCCTCGTCTTCCTCGGCTTCGGGTTCCTGCTCGTCGGGCTCGCGGGCGTCCGCGAGAAGCCCGTTGACGATGGATTCGATGGAGCCGCACAGCTCCTTGATGCGGTTGAGGTCGTCGGCGTCCTTCGCGCTGTTGCGACGGCCCGCCTTCTCTGCGATTGCCTGCTGCTTCCTGTCGATGGCTTCGGCGAGCGCTTTCCCGATGAGGCGGGCGTCCGCCTCGTCGATTCCGCTTGCCAGGATGTTCACGGGCGCCTTCAGAAGCCCTCCCGCCTGCGCGTCCGACTTGACCTCGACCACGCTCGTGTCGGGGTTCGCGGGGTACATGACGAGCGATACCTCGTAAAGGTCCAGCTTGCGCAGCTCGTTGGCCTCGGTGCCGTCCTCGAGCGTGACGGTGCCTTGGTCGAGAATCTGGTATGCGAAGCTGAATTTGCACAGCCGCCCGTCAGACGCCAGCTCGCGTGCTCTCTGCGCCCTCTCGGTCGCGTCGAAGCCTGCGGTGAACAACAGCCCGTGGTCGTCCTCTTCGAGGTCGGTCACGGTGCCGATGTAGCTCTTCAGGTCGCCGCTGTCGTGGTTCCACAGCAGCGGGATTGCCTTGCCCTCGGCCTTGATGCGCTCGATGGACTCGGCGAACGCGCCCTTCGCGATGACGTCGCCGTAACTGTCGGGTTCGCGGATGAACGTGGCCGCGTAGCCCGTGATGGTGCCGTTGTCGGACTTCTCCATCGTGGTGTTCGACGGCTCGACGTCCACCGTCTTGGTCTTGATGCTCATTGCTCCCCCTTTCGCGGGCATGAAAAAAGCCCCTTTCGGGGCCGTGTCGAACCATGCTCGAATCTTGTCCGCCTCGTCGGGCGGCCTTCCGTCGGCTTCTGCGCGCTCCAGGCACGTATCCATGTCGGTGTCGAGCGCGATCAGCTCGGCGCCGACCTTCTCGTACGCTTCGAGCTGCCAGTCAGCTGGCGAGCTGTGGATGATCCACCCCTCGGCGTCGTCGGCGTTGTCGAGCAGGTAGTTGACCGCGGCGTTCCGCGCCTTGAACGCGGCCTCCCGCACATGGCCATCGCTGCCGTGCGCGACCGTGCTGCCCAGCGCCTGCGCGAGCACGTCGAAGTCAACCCTCACGTCGCCGTCCTGGGCGTGCTCACGCACATACGTCGATTTGCCCGCGCATGGCGGGCCTGTAATTACGTGGAGCATCAGTCCATCACCTCGATTTCGAGCTGGCAGCGGCAGTTCGCGACCTCCTCGACGTCGAGGTTGTCGATGTCGCCCGGCCATTGCGCGCCGTTGCTGAAAGGATGGCCGTAAGGCACCGTCTCGCCGTTCATCGCCGCGTGGCTCGCTCGCGGGTTTCCGCTCGTGACCACCCATGTCTTGTAGACGCGCTCGCCGCGCCGCTGGTTCTGCCTGCCGGCTTCGAGGATGGTCCACCCGATGGCGGCTGCTGCGAAAGCGGCCCCCGCGCTGTCCGCGCGGTTGTCCTCGGCGTTCTCGAACACCCCCGCGGGAGTGGACCTCAGCGCGTCGCTGTCCTCGTCGTAGTCGTCGACGGCTTCCAGTTCGGCGAGCGTGGCCGCGTTGACCATCTCGGCTCGCCGCTCGCACATCTTGCGGATGTAGGCCTCGGTGCGCGCCGGGTCGTACTCGGCATCGGCTCCCCAGAGCTGCGCAGCTACCTCCCGCCCGCGCTCATCGCTGATGCGCTTCACGACCCCGTAGAGGTCGTCGGCGAGCTCGGCGTCCCACCTCGCGGCGTCCCACCACGATGGCGCGTCGGCCTTCGCCTTGGAGTTGCCTATTTTCGGGAGCACCGATTCGGCTTGGTGCTTGAAGAACCTGCGGTAGACGCCCACGATGGCGTCCGCCTCGTCCCTCGTCGGCTCCCCCCGCGCCTTGCGTGGCGGCTTCGCGTCGGATTTCAGCCCGTAGACGTCGCCGTGCTCGTCCACATGGGCCACGGGGGCAGCGTTGTAGCGTTCCTGCGTGGGGTCCGTGTCGTGCGATGACGCGAGACCGCCCACGAGCACATTCAACGGCACGATCAAATCGCCGTCAGGCTCCCTCGGCAGGTCGATGAGCGCGCGGACTTCCTCGCGGCTCATAAAGGGCCCACCGCACGCCGTCTGGAGCGCCCCGATGCGCTCTTCAAGCGTGCCTTGTGTCTTGACCGTGATGTCATAGACGATGTAGTCGGCTTCTGGCTCGCTGACCATCGGCAGGAGCGTGTGGTTGAGCCTGTCCGTGGCGAACATGAGCGTCGGCGCGAGACAGTCGTTGTAGAGCGCCCTCGCGTTGTCCTTCGCGGATGCATAGGTCTGGCCGCTGCCGGGCCACAGAAGCGCGGGGTTGAAGTGGTAGACCGCCGCCACGTCCTCGCGTGCGAGCTTCACGGACTCGTACCATTGCGCGTCGCGCGAGTTGAACTGCACGGTCTTGATCTCCATGCCGTCTTCCAGGATGGGCATGCCGCCGCCCTCGCCAGCCTCGCTGCCCGCCCATGACGCCTTCCACGTCTCCTTGAATCGGTCGAACGCCTCGTTGCTCCACTTCTCGACGGTGGCGGGGCGCGTAAGGTAGGCGTTGAACCTGCCGCCCTTGTGCCACATCTGCCGCCTGAAGCGGTTCGACTCCACCTGCTCGTGGAGCGTCTCCTTGAGCGCGCCTATCCGGCTGCACTGCCGCATCGGGTCGTTGGGGTCGTAGCCGTGCCAGAGAACGAA